GCGCCCGGCAGGAAGAGGATGCGTACCAACAAGTAGTTCTGCGCGCACTCGGCAAGGACTTACCGTCGGATTTACCCCCAGCCAACATGGAGCTGTACCCCCGGCAGGACAAGATACCTGAGGACGTGTGGTCCCGCCCGGCACGGGTGTACCAGCGCGCCCGACGGGACGGTAAGTCTCCTGCCGAGGCGAAGCTCCAGGCGCTCAAGAGGGTAAGCCGTCTCGCCGAGGATGATATTAAGCTGGCCCAGCGTGAGCGGGCCTCACGTATCCTCGGCGGTGCTGAGCCGCAGGGGGTGCTGGGCTATAGGCGCATCATTCACCCGGAGCTCTCACGCACCGGAACCTGCGGCTTGTGCATCGTGGCGGCAGACCGGATTTACAGCGTCAAGGAGCTGTACCCGCTGCACGATAACTGCAAATGCGAGGTTCTGCCGATCACCTCAGAGCATGACCCCGGCCTGCACCTGAACCGGCAAGACCTGGACGAGATATACCGCATCGCGGGCGGTACCTCGGCCTCGAAGCTATCGAACACCCGCCTGGCGGATTTCGTGTCGAAGGAGAAAGGCCCCCGCATTGCGCACTGGTCGGACGAGTTCTCGGACGGTATCGCGCAGCGGGACAGGCAGTATCAAGTAGCCCCAGAGGACGCGCAGCGATACTCCGAGGTCTCGGACGCGGCACGTATGGTGCGTCGCGCCCGCAGGTCTCAGTCGGATTTGCGGCGGCGCGACACGAAACAATCCCGTAAGCGTGAGTCCGTCTTAGAGAGCGTTATCAAGTACTGGGAGCAGCAGGCATCCAGCGGCGAGGAGCGTGCAGCATGATACGGCTAGTGACCGGGCCTCCGGGTGCGGGCAAGACCACATATGTTGAATCTCACGCTAAACCCGCTGATGCTATCATTGACTTAGATTTACTGCGCGATTTCGCAGGCGGCGACGCAACGTTGGCCGCCAGGATTCGTGCAGCAGTGGAAAAGCAGATGGGGAAGTCCACCCGCGATGTCTGGGTGGTGCGCACTCTCATAGACCCACGCGACCGTGAGCTTTTCGTTCGCCGCCATAAAGTGGCTGAGGTGATCGAAGTACGCGCGTCGCGCGAAACTTTGGTTGAAAGGGCGCGTCTGAGGAACAGTCCCCCAGACGTTTATTCCGCAATTGATAAATGGCTTCAGCTCAACCCCGGCACGGGGTCGGGTGGTAATGAAGAAAGGTAGAAGCTAATGAGTGATGGGCAGCTGAGCGCTCCCGCAGAGTCATCCGCAACGGAGGCTGTAGAAACCAACCCCGCACCCGAGGTCACCCTCAACGAGCACGGGTACCCGGCTAACACCCCTGTGGCAGAGATGTCCGCAGAGCACCAGGCCGCGTACTACAAGCACCATTCTCGCTTGTGGGAATCCCGCGCGAAGGAGAACCGGAATACCGCTGAACGCCTGCGGCAAGAGCAGGCGAACGCGCCGGTGAATGACCGATCGGACGAGGTGAACTCTCTGCGACAGCAGATTGAATCCCTGCAGGCACAGCAGGACGATGAACGCTTCAGCATGGCGTTCTCGGCAGCTGTGAAGCAGGCGAACGCGCCACACTTGGAGTCCCTGAAGTCTACCCTGAACCGCGACATGTTCCGGGATGACGAAGGCCGGATTGATACAGCTAAGGTTGATGATTACGTCCGCTCTCTGGCTCCTACCAACGCAGTACCCCAGCAGCCTGTGGCTGCGCCCGGCTTGCCGGTGGGTTTCTCGCAGAAAGCAGCCCCCGAAAAGGGAAGCGCAGCGGCAGGGCATGAGCTCTACGCTAACTATAAGAAAACTAACCCAGTCAATTTCTAGGAGTTTTGATGCTTGACATCACTCAGAAGAAAGTCGCGCTGAACTCCCCGGCGTGGCTCGCATCTTCGCACGGCGTGGAGAACGCCCAGACCTTCCTGTTTGACCCTGCCGACTATGCGGATATTGTCCAGATTTACGGCGGTATCCCCAGCGGTTACCCGGTCAAGATCGAGGACGGTAAGGCTAAGCCTATCTCCGACACTACCGCCCCCGAGGGCTTCGTGCTGTGGGACCAGTCCGGCAAGGGCGGCAAGACCGCTGTAGCCATTCTGGTTCACGGCATCATCCAGACCAACGCCCTGCCTAAGCTTGTCAATGGCGCAACGCAGAGCGACTTCACCAAACCGGCCACCCCCGGCCTGTTCCGTTACCTCTAAGGAGAACTATAAATGGCTGAGATTTGGTATGACGCGATCGACCCGCTGACTCTTACCTACGCTTCCCGCGACTATGCGCGCGAGTACCAGGAGAAGCAGCGCCAGGATTCGCACCTGTCGTCCTACCTGCCGAACTTCAACGCAGACGACGCTAAGGTGTCCCTGGACGTGCTGGATACCCAGCGCCCCACCATCGCATTGAACCGTGCGTGGGATGCTGAGCCTGCACAGGGTGAGACTCTGCAGTCCGGGCACATGACCTTCAAGCTGCCCCCGCTGACGAAGAAAATCGCTCTGTCGGAGTTCCAGAAGTACGTCGCCCGCACCGGCAAGCCTGGTACTGAGGCGGTACAGGAGAAGGTTCTCGGGGCCGCTTTCCGTGCTGTTCGCGCGATTGATGACGCACTGGAGTTCCAGCGTGGGCGGGTGCTCACCACCGGCAAGACCGTTCTATCCTTCCCGGGCGGGCACACCCTCGAGAACGACTGGGGCCGTGACGCTTCCATGAGCGTTACCGCTGCTACCCAGTGGAGCGACCCCGACCTGAACATTGTCGAGGAACTGCGCAAGTACGTTGAGCTGTACGAGGATAAGAACAACATCACCCCCGGCGTGCTGCTGGTCTCCCGTCAGATTGCTACCGCTGTTGCGAACAACAAGCGTATGGCGCTCCAGGGCCTCAACGGCCTGTACAGCGCGGCTACTCTGGATCAGGTGAACGCTCACCTGGGTGCTTACGGCTTGCCGACCATGCGCGTGTACAACCGCAAGATTCGCAACACTGCAGGTCAGGATGTTCCGGTGCTCGACCCGAAGAACATCTACCTGCTGCCTGCGGAGAACACCTACGATTTGGGCGCTACCTTCATGGCCCCGACCGAAGCCGCACTAGACCTCGGCTGGCCTCTGTCGGATGCAGCAGGCATCTATGTGGGTGCCTACAAGAACACTGAGGTGCCGGTGATTGCATCGGTGACCGCAGACGCTCTGGCCGCTCCGGCCCTGGCTAACCCGAACATGGCGTTTACCGCTAAGGTTCTGAGCTAGGAGGAAACGTGATAGCACGCAATACACTGGTTTTACCCGGCAAGTCCCCGGCTAAGCCGTACTGCCTTATCCACGAGGGTGAGGAGATACCGGATGAGCTTCAACACCACGTGACAAACCCAGATGCTTTTATTCCTAAGGAGGAATACGAAGCGCGGGTTGCTAAGGAGCAGGAACCCGTTGAGGAACCAGCCACCGAGGAGCAGGAACCCACTGAGGAACCTGCCGCCGAAGAGGTTGTTGAGGAAGACCCTCAGGACGAGGAGCCGGACGAGGACGAAGGTCTGCTGCCTACCGGCAAGAAGACCACCCGTAAGCGCCCCACTAGCCGGGCCAAGAAGTAGTCGAAGGAACCCCCATGAGCATGATTAGTATTCAGGTGTCGGAGATTCACGATGCGCTGGACGGGATGCATACAGACCGTTCGGACACATTCCTGCAAGGGAAGATTCTCGATGCCATTGCCGCGCTCATGGGGGTTTGCCCTGTCGCAAAAGTGCTGCTGGAGTCCCCAGAGCCGTTGAGCTTCATGAATGAGCGGAATATTCGTTCTGCCATTATCAACGCCGTGGTGCGAGTAGCCCGTGACGACGGCTCAGGATTCAAGTCCGAGCGAGAGAGCGCCTACGAGTACACGCGTGACCCGCTCTCCACATCCCCGAACATCTGGTTTACCGACAAGGAGCTGGGTGCTATCGGGTGTACTAAGCGCGCCGGTGTTATCGGAACGATAGGCCCGCGCCTGAGCACTCCGTTCGGGTCGCCGAATTATGGGGTGTGCTACGAGTGACACTCATAACAAACCCACGGCATGAAGTTCTGATTTTCCCCGCGAAACATGCTGTAGGCCGTGACGGCGGCACGGAACTGACGTGGGGAGAACCCGTAAAGGTGAAGGGGAACCTCCAGCCGGTCGCTAGTGATAACCTGAACCGAACATCATCAGTGCGTGATGAATACTACGGTGAGACGGTATCCACCACGGCTATCTTCAACATGGCACCCGGCACGCTGGATCTGGTATCAGCAGCTCTCCCGGCTGACGAGCGAGAGGGTTTCCCCATAGATGCCTTAGTGGTGTTCTACCCTGGGGCCTTCCTACGTCAGCCTCACGGCACGAAAGCCCCGGCTAATATACGTCCTTTCGTATATACGTCCACCTCCCGCGAGGTTATATTCCGTATGGGGATTAGGACTCAGCATGACCGTATGATTCTCTCCCGAGGAAACGACATCCAACGTTCATTCCTTGAGGGGAAAATATAATGAAGCAGGGCGGGATTGAGCTGTACGACGACAACGCCCAGCACGTCGCCTCGTACATTTCCTTGCGTACTATGGTGTTGGATTCCCTGGCGCACACCATAATGGCATCCGCAAAGGCCGCTGCTGAGCCATACCGGAAGTCTCTAGGGGATTCCTACGTGGACCACTTCGGTGTGGGCCGCGCCCTCTACACAGGCCGCCAACGTCACCGTAAGTGGCCGGTGATGGATCGCATCGTGTACAACGACCACTACGCGGCGCACATCGTCGAGTTGGGTATCGGCAAGGACGTTATCACGTTCAGCAATGGTCGCAGCCAGAGGGTGACGGAGTTCCAACGCGGGCACTTCTTCCTGGTCGGCGCAGCGGCACAGGCCGTGTCTCTCCGTGCAGCATTTAGGCCGCCTCCAGCGGTACGTAAAGCAAACTGGAACAAGCTAGTCGCAGAGGCAGGGGTCGGCGAGGCCACAGGATTCAGGCACCCATTAGGAGGTAACGGTCTCTCATGACGATGTTCAACCCATACACATGGACGCAGCAGATGCTTGAGCCGCACTTCCCACCCGGCCAAGTGCTCAAGGATGTTACGGCGCAGAAGCTGCCGGAACGGTTCATACAACACCACGTGATGTATGGCTCTGACGACCTAGCCGCTGCTGAGCGTGGCCTGAGGCAAATCAAGTACAACATTCGACTGCGCGTGTACGCTGAGAATTCGGCTGCGGCTTATGAGATGTCCATGAAGGCCCTTGGGTACCTGGAGCAGGCGGTACATGAGCAGCGCGAAGTGGACGGCGCGCGGGCTATCGCCTTTGACGTTGGGCAGGTTCCCATCGAGAACTTCAAGGTGACCGCCGTTAAGACGGTTCACGGCGCGCAGTTCGATTGCACGTTCGCAGTGCAGTTCCTTTTGACTCCCCAACAGACGTTCGGGGATACCGTGAAATGGTAGAATGAAGCCACGCCCACCGGCGTGTAATTGATAGATAGGATGATTTATGGCTCTCCACGAAGGGTACAATTCCGCAGAGGTCATCGGCGTTCAGTGGGCGACGATCTGGTTCCCGAAGACTGGTAATTTCGCCCTCCCCCAGTCCCTTGCCAACTTTGACCCGCAGAAGCCCGAGACGTACCCCACAGCCTGGGCACCCATCGGCCTGACCTCGGCAGAGTCCCTGCCGAAGCCTACCACTGACGGCGGCGATGCTCAGGTGCTCAACACCGCTGAGCTTCCCTCCGTTATCAGCATTAAGGGTGTCACCACCACCAAGCTTGAGTTCACCGTTCACTCGCTGAACGAGAAGACCTTGCAGATGGCGTGGGGCGGCGGCAAGGCTACCCCGCTGATTGAGATTGGTACTGACGCTTTGAAGGCTAAGGCCCAGGAGCTAAACTTCAACGCAGCTGACATGGAAACTTCTGCGTGGATGATTTACTCGGGCGGCGGTAAGACTCTCAGCCTGTACTTCCCGCGCATCAGCGTCAGCTCCAAGACCTTCAGTGAAATTTCTCTGCAGGGCCTCTTCGCTATTCCGTTCGCTGGCACGGCTCTCGCGCCTACTGCTGAGCAGGCGAAGCAGTTGAAGACCTCCGCATCCGGCTTGGTTATCCTTCCGTAAGCAGCTGCGGTTATCGGTATAATGGAGTGGTCGAGTACATCTCGGCCACTCCATTTTTGTTCGTCAAAGAAGGAAACATACCCATGTCTAATAACCAGTTCGTAAGCGGCGACCAGTTCGGGCAGACCGAGGCCGCGCCCTCTCCCTCTCCCTTCGCTGAGGTCA